ATGCATAATCGCAAGTCGATAGATGTTAGAAAGGGTGTCTTTACGGACACCCTTTTTTTATTTGGCTATCTTTGTAGAAAGGTATTTCCATGATAAACTCAGTTAGAAACACGGTTCTTGCGGTATGCAACAAGAACAATTATGGATACATATCCCCGTCTGACTTCAACCTTTTTGCAAAGCAGGCGCAGATGGATATGTTTGAAGACTACTTCTATCAGTACAACTATCAGATAAACAAGGTAAACGCGCATACGACAGGGTCGAGCTACGCTGACCTCGCTGATAGCCTGCTTGAGGTGATTGATTCGTTCTCTGTGTATGCAGCTCTTGCAAACGTAGCTGCCAACGACTTTACGCTTCCTGCTGACTCTTACTACATCAATAGGTTGCAGGTTAAAAACTTAGACATCGAGAAAGTGTCCGAGTCTAAGCTGCTGAATCTAACCAACTCCTTGCTTACAGCACCCACAGAAGAGTTCCCTGCGTACATCGTAAGAGGAAACACTGCTACTATTTTTCCTGATACAATTACAAGTGCGGTGTTCTGTCAGTACATAAGATACCCACTTGCCCCTAAGTGGACGTATGTGACGCTGCTAAATGGTGAGCCTCAGTTTGACCAAACAAGTGCTGACTATCAAGACTTTGAGCTTCCGTTGTCAGATGAGCCGATGCTTACCACTAAGATATTGAGGTATGCAGGCATATCAATCAGAGAGGCTGAGGTGGTTAACGCCATGAATACTATGGAAACCCAAGAAAACCAACAAGAATTATAATGGCATATCTAAGCGGATATCAGTATTACGAGAACAGTGGCAACGTCCCTCAAGACGCTAATTGGGGTTCGTATCAGTACGTCAGCTTGACTGATGTGGTGAACAACTTTATGCTCATCTATCAAGGCAACCACGAGATTGTCAACAACATCAACAGGTATCAGGTTCTGTTCCACGCCAAGAGAGCGATACAGGAGCTGAACTACGATGCGTTTAAAGAGATAAAGGCACTTGAGTTAGATGTGTGTGATGACCTACGATTCATATTACCTCCTGACTTTGTGAACTGGGTTAGGATATCCCTGTTCAAGAACGGGATGCTGTACCCTTTGACCGAAAACATTCAAGCCAACAGTGCAGGGTCATACTTGCAGGACAACAACTGCAACATTCTGTTCGACCAGTCGGGCAACATATTGCAACCTGAGCATTCTCTGCTTGACACTAAAAGGCTGGCGGGGACTGCGAAGACAATGTACTTGAATGAGAATAGTATATACAACGGATGCGATGGATACTGCGTTGATGGAGAGTGGTACTTTGATTTTCAGATAGGAGCAAGGTATGGCCTAAACACAGAGACGGCTAACTCAAGTCCTACGTTTAGAATTGACAAGGCAAACGGTGTAATAAACTTCAGCTCAGGAATGGCTGGAGAGCATTGTGTACTTGAGTACATCTCCGATGGCATGAACAGACAGCCAATCAATCCCGATGGAACGGCTAACACAAGTGACGTAGGCGTAAAGGTTCACAAGTTTTTTGAGGAGTTCATCTATGCCTACATCAAATACGCTATACTTAATAGTCGTTTTGGCATCCAAGAGTACGTTGTAAGGAGAGCGCAGAAGGACAAGAGTGCTTTGTTAAGGAACGCTAAGATTCGTATAAGCAATCTGCACCCTGCCCGACTGTTAATGAATCTAAGAGGTCAGAACAAACTGATTAAGTAATATGGCAAAGTATGTAAGGAACTTCGTTGCAGGCCGCATGAACAAGAGTGTGGACGAAAGGCTGCTCCCTGCGGGGGAGTATGTCCACGCGGAGAATGTGAGGCTTGGGTCAACAGAGCTGACTGAGATAGGTGCGGTTGAGAACTCAAAAGGAAACCTACAGCTCACCAAGTTACAGTACAACAATGTAGACCTCAGTGCTTACGCTACTTGCATCGGTGCGTTTGAGGACGGTGAGAACGAGACGATGTACTGGTTCGTGCATGACCCTAATCATCCTTATGGTGGCCCTGTTGACCTTATCGTGTCATATGACACTAAGATTCAGTTTCTTACCTACCATGTAGTTTCAACAAGCGTATTGAATTTCAATGCGTCCTACCTGATAAATGGCATCAGCAAGATTGATGACCTGTTGTTTTTTACAGACGACTACAACCCTCCGAGAAAGATAAATGTAAAGTCTACCTACGCTCAGCCTGTGTTGAATGTGGATCAGATTACAGAGGTAGATATAAGTGTTATCAAAGCCCCTCCTGTAACAGCTCCTACTATAGAGACCACGTTGATAGCTGGGGGAGAGAACTACATTGAGGATACGTTTGTCTGCTTTGCTTACAGGTACAGGTACGCAGATGGAGAATACAGTGCATTGTCTCAATTTACTGAGCCTGCGTTTACCCCAAAGAAGTTTTTTATAGGTGTTGACAGCTACCTTAATGAGGGCATGGAGAATGCTTTTAACAATGTTGATGTGAGTATTAACACTGGCTCTTCGTATGTGAAGGCTATTGATGTGGTGTTCAAGGAAGCCGACTCGAACAACCTGTTTGTGATTGACACACTTGAGAAGTCAACTGGCATTAACGACAACATCACATATACGCTTCCGTTTTCAAATGGAGAGATATATACAGTGATGCGTAGTGACGAGATACTACGGCTGTACGACAACGTCCCTCACTTAGCTAAGGCTCAGACCTTTTTTGATAACAGGCTGATGTATGGCAACTATGTAGAGGGGCATGACCTGAAGGATGTGAACAACATTCCAATACGAACCAACTACACGGTTGATGCTGTTTATGAAGAGGAGCCTGCCCTAAGCCTAGAGTCAAGCCTATCGACAGACACGGTTCTTGCAGACCCAGCGCAAGCTGCTATAAATGTAGATGATGGGACGGTAAGTTTTGATATGTCAGGAGTGAATGCTGCCGACCTTGTTCAGGGGGCTGTGTTTCAGTTTGTATTGAATTTTTCCTCTGCTGGCTTCTCTAATGGGACGAGTGGGCCTTCAGGTTTAATCTCCCCTACGGGATATCTTTACAACGCCTCAACGCCTTTTCAGGTTGTATTCACATACACCTTAAACCAAAGCTACGGAAGTTTAGCAGACTGCTTTGGGGGTGTCCCAAACTCTCAATGGAGATTGACATACGGTCAGACCAACTTTCAGGAAGATCAATCTGAATGGCAGAACGGACTGACCTTTACGGATATATTCAATGACGCTGTCCCTGCTGTTAGTGTTGCTAATGCTGGAGTGGAGCCAGTAACTGAGTTCAGGGCGGTAAGGAGTTACAGTGGAGCATCTGTTGCTATAAACACCAATCCTGACCCGTTAAATGTAGAGTTTGATAGCGGAACAAACACATTGAGCATCTCCCCTACTGTAATGCAGTATCAACGGACAGGCCCTGCACAGTCAGGTTGGGTTTATTTGTTCCAATACTTTAAGTACACCACTACATTCGGGTACTTTTTAAAGACAGGGTCTCTTAAAAGCTTGCATAGCAATAGAGACTATCAGGTAGGGATTGTGTACCAAGACGAGTATGCAAGGCAAAGCACAGCGTTGGTGAGCCTTAACAACTCGATGCACATACCAGCTTCTCAAAGCACCACGTTGAACCATTTGAAGGTTACTATCCCTACTGATATGCGCCCTCCGTCATGGGCAGAAAGGTACAAGTTTGTACTGAAGCCGTCCCAAGGGTTGTATGAGGTTGTATATGCGAGAATAGCTTTTGTAGAACCAACAACAAAGGCCACATGGATCAAGCTTGAGGGAGAGCAGGCTAACAAGCTTACCGAGGGGCAGAGGCTTATTGTTAAGCGCGATTCAAATGGCGTTATTGATGAGCCTGTTGAAACGACAATACTTGAGATAAAAAGTCAACCTGAGAACTTTATCTCTTCGGTTGCAAATAGTAGCTTAATAGTGATAGAGGAGCCTGCTGGCGTTTATATGCGGGTCGCTCCCTCAGGGTGGAGCATCAATACCTCAGCGGCAAGTGTCTTAGGCGGGGTAGAGGTGTCTACTGACTGGGATATGTTTGAGGGTGAAACTTGGGGAGCTGCAACGGTAGACCAAGAAGATGCACCTGTATTGTGCTATCCCTTATTTACTGAGTCAGATGGTAACTATACAAACTGGTCGATTCCCGCTGGTTCTACCGTAACTATTAAGACGAAGTTTTATAGAAAATACGCTAATCCTGACGGGCATCCATGCGGGACAAGGAGGTGTAAGCTGAATATAACAACGGTATCTACTGGAAACTATAATAGCTTTAAAGATTTTTGGGATGCAGAGGGTATTAACGTATCCGCTAACTCAGATTGCGATGGGGGTGAACACGCGGACACAAGTCCAGCCGCCACAAATACTAATTACTACGATGCAAACGATGGGTACATTGTAAACGTAGCGGGAACGGGCAGCAACCCTTACACCTATACAGCAACAACTCAAAACACGCAAATATCTTTAGCAAATACTAACGACTTTCTTACGCAGGGAGAGATGCAGAACACCTTTGCGTTTGCATCGTCTCCTTCTTCGACATTTGATGGGGGCCAGTGGCTTGTTATGGGGACAGGCACTCGGCCTTGCGGCTCAAGAGGGAGAAGGAGAGATTCGTATATGCATTGCGAGATAACCGTTATTGCTCCTGATGGTGACTTGATATTTGAAACCATCCCGCAGAAGGTTGCTGATGGCATCTATTACGAGGGGGCTGATAGCTATCCTATTGTAGGGGGCAATCATATGTCAGGAACAGCGGATGGTGATGTAAACCAAACATCAGTTACGGATGGCGTTGTGAATCTTGGGTTCTTTAACTGCTTCTCTTTTGGAAACGGTGCGGAGAGCTATAAGATTCTTGACTCTTTGGTCGGGAACTACTTCACTCTTGGGAACCGTTCAACATCCGTATCTACGCAGGACTACAAAGCCATAAGAAGAGAGTCATCTATCACATATAGCGACAGGTATGTTAAGCAGTCTAATGTAAATGGACTGAACAGTTTCAACCTTGGACTTGCTAACTACAAGGACTGTGAAGAGGCTTATGGGCCTATACAGGTGCTGCACCCCTTAAGGTCAGACCTGCTGACGCTGCAAGAGGATAGGATTACTTACGTTCAGGTAGGCAAGACGCTGCTTAGTGGGTCTACAGGAGGAGGTGTTGTCACATCCGTCCCTGAGATTCTCGGACAGCAGATTGCAAGGGTTGAGGAGTATGGCATATCTCAGAACCCTGAGAGCTTCGCTACATACGGTAGGGATATGTATTTTACCGATGCTAAGCGTTCCTCTGTAATAAGACTGACAGGAGGGGTTGGTGCTGGTGACAGCTTAAGCGTGGTTTCTGAGATAGGTATGCGTTCTTGGTTTAGAGACCTGTTCAATGTAGCGTTCAACACACAGAAGATTGGAGGGTACGACCGTTACATGAACGAGTATGTGCTTGGCTCTAATACGACCACTCTTCCTGAGACCCTTGTTAGGTATGAATGCGGAAGGGGAGCTAATGACCAAAGCCCACGTTTTGAAGGGCTTTCAGCCCCATACTCTTACATTATTGACGCAGGTTTGAGTACGGGTGCGGTTACGATTACTGTTAACGCTACGCCAAGCCCCGCTTATTCGGCTACTGTTTCAGCCTTATATAATGGAGTAACAACAACAAATTCAGGGACAGGGACATTTAGTGTCACTGTAAATAAGAACATCCCTAACATTACAGATATCACGGTAACGGTTACCCCTGATGTGGTAAGTACTGATTCAATTACTGCGATAGGCGTTAGCTGTCCATCATTAAGTCCAATGAAGGTGTACGCAGTTTGCGTCAACACTGACTACAGAGACCCTACAATGATTCACAACGAGCATCATTGGGAGGACGCGGGATATGTAAGCCCTGCGGAAAGCAACTTGGTAACCTTTGAGTTTGGAGCTGCCGACTACAACGTATCTCAATTTCAGCTTGTAGGTGACGGAGGGCAAGGTTTTGGTTCTATCCCAACAGATGGGTCTACCGTTACCATTAACACGAGAAAGATAGGGGCAGACAACTTCAGTTTTAACCCTGCTATCCATAAGTTTAGGTATCTAACATCAACCACAGAGTACAACCTCGCGTCCAACCTTTTGGCAGACCCTAACATTGTTACTCTTACTACTGATTCAGCTCAAGCGCCTACTGTGTATTCAGGAAGCTTCACAATGCCAG